CTGACCTGTGGGTATCAGTATTACCTAGGTCGTCTACTACAAGTACCTGAGGAACCTAGTATCTGGTCTGCAGGTGGTCGTGCATTCCACGCAGCAACCGAAGAGTGGGACTTAGCCAATGACTAATCAATTTTGGGCAGATGCCTGGAAGAAAGAAACCAAGGATTTAGATTTAGCCAAAGCAAGAGTGGCAGGACGAGCAACCAAGGCTAACCCGAATAAGGAAGATGCTATTTGGTGGAATGAGATGGGTCCACAATGGGTGGATAACTACATCTCGTGGCGTAAGTCCAACACTAACTGGAAGATATGGCGCACACCGCAGGGTGCTAAAGCCATCGAACTAGAACTCAATCCCATCATTGCAGACGTGCCTGTGAAGATGGTGATTGATAGAGTCTTTGAGGTTAACGGTGAACTTGTTATCGTTGACCTTAAGACATCATCAAGACGACCAACATCTGACTTACAACTTGGCTTTTACAAAGTCGGGATTGAGATGATGCTTGGTGTGAAAGTCAATCAAGGTAACTACTGGATGTCCAGAGAATCTGGGACAGGAGAGATGATTGACCTGAGTAGATATACCCTAGATATACTTGAGTATCTTGTGTCGGGTTTCGACAAGGCTCGCAAGGCTGGTATATTTCTCCCTAACCTATCCAGTTGCAGTTACTGTGGACTCACAGAACACTGCACATTTACGAAAGAGAAACAATGAACAACGACGATTGGAAACTACAGGTTTCCTATAAGACAGGTGCTGGCGATATGATTAACATTCGCGCCAATACCGCTGATGAATTAAGCGTTCTGCTTGAGGGAATCTCTGATTACTCAACTCAGATTGCTGCAACAGGAAGGATGCTAGGTGCTGCGTACAACACAGCCCCTTTGGAGACACCTTCTTCAACTCCCGTCACAACGCCCAAAGTCTCCTCCGTTCCAGACCAGGCAAAGCAAGCATCCCCTACCTGTATTCACGGACCGCGAGTATTCCGAAGTGGCGTAAGTAAAAAGAATGGACAACCATACGCGTTCTGGTCTTGCCCTCAACCACAGGGTGCAGACCAGTGCAAACCCGTTAACTAACTACTTATCGGGGACAATGGAACCACTCGCTAATCGGGGAAGGTGGCGGGTGGTTTCACCTTAAGACAGGAGCAATATGAAAACTTTAGTAAGGTCAGTCGGAAGAACTGACATCGGCGGTGAACCATTGCCCGCTGTGTTCAAAGCATTTGAAACAAATAAGATTATCTTTCGTAGAGCAGAAGTCTCTATGATGGCAGGAACTCCAGGTGTAGGTAAGTCAACACTAGCCCTGGCATTAGCACTTAAGATGAAAGTTCCTACGCTGTACATCTCAGCAGATACCAACGCACATACTATGGCTATGCGCCTAGCGTCAATGATTAGCGGTAAGAATCAGAGTGATGTTGAGTATCTATTACAGAATGATTTAGGTTGGACTAAGGCAACACTCAGCAGAAGCAGCCATATCGTATGGTCTTTTGAGTCAAGCCCTAGCCTTGTTGATATTGACGAAGAGGTACAAGCCTTCGAAGAACTATGGGGTTGCCCGCCTGTGGCTATCTTTGTAGATAACTTAATGGACGTAGCCACTGATGGTGGCGAAGAGTTCGCATCTATGCGAGCGATTATGAAGGAGTTGAAGTATCTTGCTCGAGCGACTAATGCTGCGATTGTCGTACTACATCATACATCGGAGGCTGTGGAAGGCAAACCTTGCCAACCAAGGTCGGCACTCCAAGGAAAGGTGGCTCAACTCCCTGCGCTTATCTGTACTCTCGGAGTCGTCGGAACTGCTATGGCAGTTGCGCCAGTCAAGAACAGGTATGGTAGAGCGGATGCTAACGCGAATCTCAACGCGTGGCTAGCATTCAATCCTGAATATATGTACATCGAAGACATCCCCGAGAACGCATAGGAGCCAGCAATGGATGACGATTACCTAGAGATACACGCAAAGGAAATGGCACAGTCTGAATACTTAAGACATATATCTAAAGTCATTAAGAAGATTGAAGATGCCAAACCACCTATTAAAGATGAGTGGTCAGAGGGATTCAATACTGGTCTAGATTGGGCAGTAAGAATCATAGAGAAGGATAAGAGTGCGTACTAATGGAAGTTGTCTTAAGTCCTGAAGAAATCACTGACGCACTTAACTTTGTCAATCGTATGCGTGAAGATAAGGTTGACCACAAGGTAACTGACAGGAAGTTCGACGCGAAGAATACCTCCTGGGCTGTGAACTTTATGGGTCACTTAGGCGAGAAGGCTGTGGCTAAGTTCTATTCCGTACCTGTTGATGACAGAGTTCTCACGGGCGGAGACGAAGGCTACGACCTAGTCATTGGCGGTAAGACGGTTCAGGTTAAGACATCAACCTTGGATAAACTTATCTTCAATTCATTAGACCTATTCACTGCTGACTATGCTGTATTGGTTACCTTGATTGGTGACAGGACTCAACCTCATATCGATTCCCGATTCAAGATATGGGGAGCAATCTCTCGTGAAGACTTTATGAAAGTTTGTTACGAGAAAGATTACGGCTATGGGGTACGCTTTGTTTGCGACTCAGAATATATGGGAAAGGCATTGGTATAGTGGCTAATCCTAATGGGCGCAAAGGTAGTAAGTGGGAGACTGACTTGTTAAAGTTCTTCAGAGGTATTGGACTTTGGATAGAGCGACTCACTAAGGCTGGGGCTAACGACGAGGGCGACCTTGTTACCATCATCGCTGGCAAAACTTATATCTTTGAACTTAAGAATGTAAAGAAGATGGACCTGCCTAAGTTTTGGGAAGAGGCTAAGGTTGAGGCAAAGAACTATGCTAAGGCTAGGAATCTTGAGACGGTTCCTCCAGCATTTGTTATAGTTAAGAGACGCAATCACGGAGTCGAGAAGGCTTGGGTCATACAAGATTTAGACCAATGGATACAGGAGAGAGTGAGGGACAGTGAGTGACTTACCAAGTATCAGAGACGTCCTCGTCCACTATGGAGCAGACGTTCGACGCAATCACGGGCAGACTAATATCAAGTGTCCATTCCACGACGACACGCACCAAAGTGGTAGTGCCAACCTCGACCTTAATATCTTTATATGCTTCGCTTGTGGCATCCAAGGCAATAGTTTACAAATCATCGCACGACAGGAGAGAGTGAATATCAATGAAGCAAAGCGCATCGCAGAAAGAATTGTTGGGCAGAGCGTCGGAGAAGTACGCGGCAAGCATCTCTCTGGCAGAGGATTACCTAAGAAGCAGAGGTATTCCAATGGAGATAGCACGGCTGGCGCGATTAGGCGTAGTCGCAGAGCCTGAGGTAGGACACGAACAGTATCAAGGAAGGTTGGCTATCCCTTATGTTACGAAGACTGGTGTGGTGGACATACGATTTAGGTCTCTCAATCCTGCTGTTGAGCCTAAATATATGGGGCTTACTGGGGCGGAAACTAAAATGTATAATGTTACTGACGTGGAGCGGGCTGGCGATTTCATTGGTGTTTGTGAAGGTGAATTGGATACTCTTACTATGTCCGCCTGCGTTGGTATTCCTTGTGTTGGCGTACCAGGCGCGAACAGTTGGAAGAAACATTACACGAGACTCCTCGCCGATTTCGAGAGAGTCTTTGTCTTTGCAGATGGGGACCAACCAGGAAAAGAGTTTGCCTCCTCACTTGCAAGAGAACTCCCTGTTACTGTCGTCCAATTCCCCGACGGAGAAGATGTTAACTCATTCTATATTAGCAATGGGGCGGAAGCAATCAGGGCAAAGATTGAATAATGGATGACGAAGAACTCTACTGCGACGGGTGTGGCATTCACTTTGATAATGCCTTTGAGATGGTGGACCATCACCTAGAAGACGACGACGAGTTCGACCCCTGCATCGTCTTGCCTAATGGGATAAAGTTAATGGTGGGTAGCCTACTAAGATTCCTTTTTGAACACGCCGAGTATCCAGAACAAATCAGACAAATAACACAAT